TGATATTGCTACTGGATTATTTTACAATTACACTGGTGCAAGAGCAGCTAGTGAATTAAGTTTAAATGCTATGACTTTTGATATTACACCAGGAAGCACAAGTGCAGTAACATACACTTGTAAAGCAACAATTTATAGACCTTCGGGGTCAAGCACAGTCACAATTGGAAGTTCGAGTTATCCAAGTAAAGTAATTTGTGTAGAATATGGAGCAAATGTATAATGACAAGTATATTAAAAGTAGACACGATACAAGACGCAGACGGTAATAACATTATCAACGAAAGTGGTAATACAATTACTATCGGTGCATCTGGTGACACGACAAATATTATAGGAACTTTACAGAATGACGGCGCTGCTGTTGGTGGAGATAATACTCCAATTTTTTCTGCTTATAAAGCATCAGATCAAACAAGTTTAGCTGCAAATCAATATAATAAAATTACATTTACTACTGAAGAATTTGATGCAGATAGTGCTTATGATGCAAGTAATTCTAAATTTGTTGCACCTAGCGCTGGTAAATATTTTTTTAGCACATTAATGAGGGTATATCCAAGTTCAGGAGTTGTTGGAATGTCACCAGGTTTTTATAAAAATGGTAGTTTATTTAGATATAACAGACAATATAACGAAGATAGTCAATCAGTAGAACATCAAATAATTATGGATTTAGCTCAAAATGATTATGTTGAAGTGTATCTTTATGTTCACACTTATACATCAACTGTTTCAGGTGGACAAAATAGTAATTGTTTTCAAGGATATAAATTAATAAGTTAAGGATAAATTATGGCAATAACTAGACTAGGACCAAATCAATCAGTAAACTTAGCAAGCAATGTTACAGGAACATTGCCAACGGGTAATGGTGGTACAGGTGCAACTAGCTTTACAGCAGGTAAGTTGTTACAATTTGTAAATCAAGAAGAACAAACTTCTTTTGTTACAAATAGTTCTAGTGCAGTGGATAGTGGAATTAACGTATCAATTACACCAACAGCAACAAACAGTAAAATTTTACTTACTACAAACTTTATTACAAGAACTGCTAATAANACATATTGTGCTTTTTATGTTTATAGACAAATAAATGGTGGTGGGTANTCTGAACTAGATCAATTAGAAATAGGTTGGCATTATTATCTTAATGAAACTACATCAACAACTTTTTATTCAAAAAAAGTAGATACAACACATAATACAACAAATCAAATTGATTACAAAATATATTGTCATGTTCAAGGTGGTGGAGGAAANATGAGTATATTAGTAGATAATGCACATAATTTAGGTAATATTTCAGCTATGGAGATTGGAGCATGATAATAGAAGCAATATTAAAAATTAATCCTAATGCAGTTGTTTCTGTTAGAGGAGATGATATTAACACTTGTGAAATACAATGGCATGAAGGAACAACACCAATACCTAAAGCTGACATAGAAGCTAAGATGGCAGAGTTACCTACTATTGAAGAAGAAGCTGCACAAAAAGAAACAGATTCAGCTTCAGGTAAACAAAAACTCAAAGATCTAGGATTAAGCGACGCTGAGATAAAAGCATTGACAGGAGCATAGACCATGCTCGGCCTGACTTCTATATCCGGTGCTCCATTATCGACATCGTTCTTTAACCCTAACGTTACTGTTAATGTAACCGCTAATGCATTAACTCTTGCGGTTGGTAGTTCTTCTGCACTAGCAGGAGCTTTTGTAACACCATCAGGTAATCCTTTAACTTTAGGTTTTGGATCATTAACAATTAGTGGTGCAGCAAATGTAACACCTACAGCTACACCATTTACTTTAGGTTTAGGCACAATCACAGTAACAGCGGCAGCCAATGTTTCGGTTACAGGAAATCAATTGACCATTGGCACTGGAAGTGTTACAGTAACAGCGGCGGCAAAAGTGTTACCAACTGGTTCACCAATGACGCTAACAGTAAAAGACGCGGGTATTATTACTTGGAATGATATTGATCCAGGAGTCAATCAAGTTTGGGTACCAATAGACCCGTATTAGGAGAATTATGGCATCAACTTTTTCAACAAACTCAAAACTAGAACTTGTCACTACAGGTGAAAAAGCAGGTCTTTGGGGAACAATTACCAATACAAACTTACAAATTTTAGAACAATTATCTTCAGGTTATTTATCATCAGCACAATTAGCATCAGGAGATCTAGCTTTGGCACTTGATAATGGTGCAACTTCTAATGGTAAGAATATATACATCAAACTAACAGGTACATTAGGTGCAAATAGAAATGTGACTATACCAGATGGAGCCGAAAGAATTATAGTATTTGAAGATGCAACAACAAGAGGTACCTCTGCACTATATACTATTACAGTTAAAACAGTATCTGGATCAGGAGTTGTATTACCTATAGGATCTACTTCATTAGTTTATTCGGATGGTACAAACGTTAGTCTCGGTATTCGTAAAAAAGGTTATGTAACTTTAAACTCTTCAACAATTACTGCATACACAGCAGTGGATGGTGATCAAATATTTGCAAACACAACAGCTAACCCAATTACTGTAACTTTACCTGCATCACCAGCAGTGGGATCAGAGGTTACATTTATTGATGCAAGAGGAACTTTTAACTCTAACAATTTGATTGTTAACAGAAACAGTCAACCAATAAATACAGGTACATCAAACCTAACACTAACCACTAACGGTCAAGCTTTTGCATTAGTGTATGTGGATGCAACAAGAGGCTGGGCTTACAAAACTAACACGGCATAAGGAGCACGGATCATGGCTCTTATTGAATATAATTTTCTTCCAGGGATTGATAAACAAGATACAACTGCAGGCGCAGAGAATAGATGGGTAGACTCTGACAATGTAAGGTTTAGATATAGTCTACCAGAAAAAGTTGGTGGTTGGTCTTCTTTAATATCAGACACTATTGTTGGTGTCGCTAGAAAACAACATGCTTTTGTTGATTTAGAAGGAAATAGGTATGTAGCTATTGGAACCGATAAATTTTTATTATTATACTTTGAAGGACAATTGTTTGATATAACACCTATCAAATCAACAATAGGAAGTGTTGTAATGTCTGCTCAAGATGGAACACAAGAAGTATCATTAACATTTTCATCTAATCATAACTTAGAATCTGGTGATATTATTTTATTAGATAATGTAACAGTACCAGGTGGTATAGGTTTAACAAATGCTGCTTTTGAAGATAAATTATTTCAAGTAACTAAAGTTACTTCATCTTTGATCGCAATCGTAACAGGTACACAAACCACATCAGGTTCTGCAGGTGGAGGATCTTGTTCTGTTATTCCTTATGAAAGAGTTGGTCCTGCTGCACAATCTTATGGTTATGGTTTTGGTATAGGTCAATATGGTGGAACTGTTCAAAGTCCATTTACAACAACTTTAAATGGTGCATTACTTGCAGATACTGCAGGTACAGGTGGATCAGGAACTGTTGTTAATGTTACATCAAACTCTGGTCTTCCTACAACAGGGACTATAGCAGTTGGAAATGAGTTAATTACATATACTGGAAAAGGCACAAACACTTTAACAGGTATTACTAGAGGTGCTTTTGGAACTGCAACTTTTGGTACATCAAACGGTCAAGCGCATTCAAATTTAGACGCTGTTACCGATGCTTCAAACTTTGCTGGTTTTGGAAGTGCTGTAAAAGCTTCTCAGGTAATATTAGAACCTGGTCTGTGGAGTCTTGATAATTTTGGTCAAGTGTTAATTGCAACTATAGGAAATGGTAAAACATTTACATGGAATGCAGGAGCTGCAGCGCCAACAACAGTAAGAGCTGCTACAACTACTTCTAGTTTTTCTACAGCATCTAATCCAACAGCATCAAGATTAACTCTTGTATCACCAACAACAAGACACTTATGTCATCTAGGAACCGAAACAACTATCGGAGATGAAACAACACAAGATGATATGTTTATAAGATTTTCGAATCAAGAGGATATAAATGATTACACA